TGCAGGTCGTTGGGAGACGGCACAAGGCGGAGAATATTTTGCAGCTGGTGTTGGCGGAGCTATCACGGGCCGTGGTGCGGACTTATTGATTATTGACGACCCACACTCGGAACAAGATGCATTGTCCCCAACAGCATTAGAGTCTGCGTACGAATGGTATACATCAGGACCACGTCAGCGTTTACAGCCAGGCGGTAAGATCGTCTTGGTCATGACACGTTGGTCAACAAAAGATTTAACAGCAAAACTTATAGCGAACCAAAAAGAACCAAAGTCTGATCAATGGCACGTGGTCGAGTTTCCGGCGCTCATGGACCACGGACCAGTGTGGCCAGAATATTGGAACACGGAAGAGTTAGAGAAAGTAAAAGCTTCACTACCCGTTGGCAAATGGAACGCGCAGTGGATGCAACAACCTACATCAGAAGAAGGTGCGATCTTAAAACGTGAGTGGTGGAGAGTTTATAATAAAGATACTATCCCACCTCTTCAACACGTCATACAATCTTACGATACAGCGTTCTTGAAAAAAGAAACAGCAGATTACTCTGCTATTACAACGTGGGGTATTTTCTATCCTAATGAAGATAGTCCAGCTAATTTAATCCTTCTCGATGCTATTAAAGGCAGGTACGAGTTTCCTGAATTAAGGCGTGTGGCTCTTCAACAATATGAATACTGGAAGCCTGAGTCTGTAATCGTAGAGGCAAAAGCGTCTGGACTTCCCTTAACTTATGAGTTAAGACAGATGGATATACCAGTGATTAATTTCACACCTAGTAAAGGTAACGATAAACATGCTAGGGTAAATGCCGTTGCACCGCTTTTCGAGTCTGGAATGATATGGGCGCCAGATCAGAAATTTGCAGAGGAGGTGATTGAGGAATGTGCAGCATTCCCGAACGGTGATTACGACGACCTTGTGGACTCTACAACACAAGCTATCATGCGCTTCAGGCAGGGCGGATTGATTCAGCACCCTGAAGACTATCTTGATGAACAAAAAGACCCTAGACCGAAGGTATATTATTAATGGCAAGCAAAGTTCCAATTATTGTTTATGACTACGTTCGTAGAGCGTTAGTTAAAAGCTCAGAAGGCATAGCCTCGCTTCCAAATAAACAAGCTATCATGAGTTCTATGCAGGATATCTTTAACCGACTTAAGTCTGGTGGATACAATGCAATTACAGCAGAAAAAGTTATTAAGAATCAAGACGATCTAAGAAAAGTTTTAAATACTATAGATGCAGATGAGATTGCAGATATTAAAAAAAGAAAAGAAGACTCTGAACGTCTTTCAAGAGTCATAGATAAAATGGATAGAAACATCCCACTAAACCCTAGCGATCAATACGACCAGTCAGAGGGTGTCCTAGATGCATTTAGAGGTTTTGAACCTAAAGTTATTCAAGGTGGCAAGTCAGAAGGTATAGAGCAATTATTAAAGTCAGGCGATGTTAAAAGAGGATTAGCACCGAAGACAACTAAGGAAACGATTGAGAGAAAATCTATGATCGATCCTAAACTTACCGAAGAAGAAAATATAAAAAATATGATGGCAGAAAATAAAGCTGCTGCAAAAAGATTAGAACAGAAAATGAATCCTGAAAAAGATTTAGGAGATAGATTAAAAGATTATGACGGTGATCCAGATGCCATGGCACAAGGTGGTATAGCTATGTTAGCAGAAGGTGGACCAGAAAACAAAGGAAGAAGAACTTTTTTAAAAGCTGCTGCTGGGTTAGCATCAATACCTATTCTAGGTAAATTTTTTAAACCTGCAGCAAAAGTTGCAGAGACAGCAGGACCTGCAGTAGCAGAAGGAGTTAAACTTGGTTTTTCTAAGTTTATGATGCTAGTTGATAAGATTAAAAGATTAGGTAGAAAAACAGATGCAGTCACTCAAAAAGAAAGAGAGGTAGGTTATGTCTATCAAGGTAAAAATGGTGATACTTACGAGTTAGTTGAAGATATATCAACAGGTGATGTTAGAATTACAAAAGATAAAGTAGGTATTGGAAGTTATGACGATAAAACTTTTGACACTATTGAAGACAGATCTACATTTGTGCTTAAAAGAAACCAAGCCGATGAAACTACAAAAGGTAAAAAACCACCAGATGAATATGATGAAATGAAAGAAGTTCCTGGTCCAGATGGAACGTTTGATGATATTGATGAAGTAAGTGATACAGCTGTTGAAGAAGTTTTAGAAGAACTAGGTGAAACTAAAATTAAAAAAGCGGGCGGTGGTTTAGCTCACATGTTAGGAGAATAATGAAGATAACACAATATCAACAGATGATGGCGTATCTCATGCGTCCTAAGTTTAACGGCGGTGGTCCGGTTGGTGGTAATTTTGTAAAGCCAAAAAAGAAACCAGAGAAAGAAGTTAAGAAAAGAAAAAAAGAAAACTTTGAAAAAGCAAAAGACGCACTAGAGAATCCTGATGAGGTTAAGGAGATGATGGATCTTGCCGATGGTGGTCGAATCGGGTTTAAAACAGCTGGTTTAGTAACAAACTTACTTTCAAAAATCCCTGTAAGAACTGGGGCAGAAAGAGTTGAAAAAATAACAGATTTTACCGCTCAAAAAGATTTCATGGATGCTTTTTTAGAATTCATGAATAAAAAACACGACGGTAATTTTAGTGCGGCTGCAAGAGCTATAGGTCAAGATAGAAATAAAATTAAAGGTATATTTGATAGAGTTAGATTATCTAAAACCGGAACACGAGCAGGAGCAGATATTGGTAAAGGTACAAAATTGCAAACAACAATACCAGAACCAAAAAATAAATTACTTTATAAAGATGCAACAACTGCCGTAAAAGCAGATCAAAAATTTTTTAAAGATAAAATAAAAAATTATAACAAGACTAAATACTATAATGCTAAAGATTTAGGAAACATCCTTGGTGTGGATGTTTCAAATAAATCTGTTTTAGATAAGCTTACTGCTGATTTAAAAAGATTTAATGTTAAATTAAAATCAGCAACTGGAGTAGAAGGAGGTAAAAAAACATATCAGTTAGACGATGTAGTAAATAAACTTACAAAAGGTTATAAAAAGAAACTTGTTGAAGGACAAAGAAAATCTAAAACAAAAAGATTAGAACAGGAACTTAGACTTGATCCAGATTTAAAAGTATTTTTAGGTAACTTTAAACAAACAACTAGAAATATTTCTAAAGAAGAAGGAATATATGTTAAAAACGCAATAGAAGATGTAGGTCATCCTTTATCAATTGAAATCACAGATAAATATCCAAAACTAACAAAAAATTCTAATATTAATAAAATAGATACTTTAACTTTTCAAGACCCTTTAATTAACAAAGGTGTTTTACAAAAAACAGGATATGAAAGCAAACATGATGCTTTATTTGAAACATTAAATAAACTTGTTAATAAAAAAGTAGGACCTAAAGAAATAGAGAAATTAAAATTAGTTAAAAGTCAAATGAATGCTTTACATGATAAAGTTTTGACTGATGTAAAAAAACTAGCTCAAGAAAATATTTATCTTAAAGGACAAGAAAACAGAATTCCAAAAATAGATATTAAACTTCCTAAAGAAGGACAAATTTTTAAATCTGAAGATTTATTTATAGATATGTCAAAAGTTAACTCTGCTTTTAAAGTAGGCCTTGTAGATCAAATAAAACCTAATGCAAGATTTTTTAAAGATTTAAATACAGAACAAAAAGAAATTTATAAAAGAAATGTATTGGATCAAACTAAATTTAATTTAGACAAGTTTTATACAAAATCAGGTTTTCCAAAAGAACAAGTTGAAGAATTAAAAGATTCTTTAGAGTTTGGAACATCATCAAAATTAGGTATAGGAACAGTTGGTACATTAGGGTTAGGATCAACAGCCGCGGCAGCAGGTGAAACTGGAGCCGAGACACTAGAAAGTTTTCCAACAAAAACAGCAGCAGGTGCTACATTAGCAGCTGGAGCAGTTGGAACTAAAACAGGTAGAAATATTTTAGGAAAAGCTTTTAAAGCTTTACCAACACTTGGAGGTGGACTAGCTCTTAATTTAGCTTTTCAACCAGATTTATCTAGTGGTGTTGATAGAGCAGCACTGGGTGCAGAAGCAGCTTTCGCACCGCAACTTGTACAACAAGCTTCAAAACTAGGACCTACTGGACAGAGAATTGCTAATTTACTTATGTCACCAAAGATGGCAATGCGTGCAGCAAGAATTGCATCACCGATAGGTATAGCAACTTTAGCGGGAGAAGGTTTATATCAAGCTGGTAAGTATGCCATTGATAGAAGAAAAGAATTACAATCCATGAGCCCAGTTGAAAGAGACAGGCTTAGACAAGAAAGTGATGCTTTTTCTTTTAATGAGTTTTCAGCAGCAGGTGGCGGTATAGCAAAACTAGCTGGTAAATCATCAGGCAGACCACCAGAATCAGGACCTACTCCACAAGGCTTGGATTTTTTAATAAAACGTGGTAGACAATCATAGGAGTTTAAATGGCAGATATAGATAAAGGACTTCCTAACACTCGTACTCAGATTAAAGTTCCGGGCGAAGAGGTCGAAGTAAAGGAAGAAATTAAAGAACAGGGACCAGTCGAAGTCGTACCTGAAGAAGATGGTGGTGCAACGATTGACTTTGATCCAAGTGCAGTAAATGTACCTGGAACAGAATCTCATTTTGATAATCTTGGAGATATTTTACCAGAAGATATTTTAGAACCGTTAGGCTCTGAACTAAAAAATAATTACATGGACTATAAAATGTCCAGAAAAGAATGGGAAAAAGCTTACACAGATGGGCTAGATCTATTAGGATTTAAATACGAAAACAGAACAGAACCTTTTCAAGGCGCTTCGGGGGCCACGCACCCTGTACTAGCAGAGGCAGTAACTCAGTTTCAAGCTACAGCATACAAAGAATTATTACCAAGTGACGGTCCAGTAAGAACACAAGTTCTTGGAATCAAGACACCACAAAAAGATCAGCAAGCACACAGAGTAAAAGATTTCATGAATTATCAAATCATGGATCAGATGAAAGAGTATGAACCAGAATTTGATTCTATGTTGTTTCATTTACCTCTTGCAGGATCTACATTTAAAAAAGTTTATTACGATGATTTATTAGGCAGAGCAGTTTCTAAATTTGTACCTGCCGATGATTTAATCGTACCTTACACAGCAAACAGTTTAGCAGAAGCTGAAGCTATTATTCACGTAGTAAAAATATCTGAAAACGATTTACGTAAACAACAAGTTGCAGGATTTTATTCTGATGTTGAACTAACACCGCCAGGTATTAGCGTAAACGATGACGTTTCAAAAAAAGAAAAAGAATTAGAAGGCACTAAAAAATCTGGAAAACCAATTCCTATGTATACTCTTCTTGAGTGTCATGTGGATCTAGATTTAGAAGGCTTCGAAGACATTGG